TGCCCAGTCGGTCGGCCTGCGCTTCGGTCAATGCGATCGCATGGCCGGGCTGGTACAGCACGCCGTCGTGCTGGATGGGGCAGTCGCCCACCAGGTACGCGCTGGCGGGCTCGGCAGCGGCCTCTCCGGCCTTGCGCTGCGCGGCGGGGGTGACCGCCTTGGGGGCGGTCTTGGGCGCAGCCTTCGCGGCCGGCGCCCGGGCGGCTGGCTTGCTCATGCTCAGGCGCTCACGTCGCTGATCAGGTAGCCGGCGTCCGCACCCAGAAGGAAGGGGCGGAAGATGTCCGTGTTGCGGATCAATTCAATCTTGCCGTCCTCAGTGCGCGTGTCGACCACCGGGCTACCCCGCTTGCGCAGCGTGTAGCCGTAGCTGGGCTCGTAGGGGCTGCGCGCGCTGCCACTGGCGCCCGGCACATAGGCCAGCACAATGTTGTCGCCCCAGATGTCGCTGGTCACTCCGGCGTCACTTGCCATTACGGCGCGGCCCACCACGATGTTCTCGATCTCGAAGATCTCGCGCAAGTCGGCCAGTTGAACCAGGCGCGAGCGGGTGTCGCTCAGGATTGCCTTGAGCTGCTTGTTGCGCTTCATGCTGCGCCAGGCGGCGTAGCCGATCACCATGGTGTTGGGCTCCTTCACCACCTTGGCACGGACCGCGGCCTTGGCGTCGCTGACGACGCCTTCAGGGTCGCTGTCCGCGTGCGTGAACTGGCTGGTGCCGCTCAGGGTGATCTTGTTGCCGCTGGCGTAGTTGCCGGCCGCCTGGGCAATGTCGGCCACCATCTTTTCGTGCCGCAGGCGGATGCCCTCCACCACCGACATGGTGGCCTGTGCCTGCAGCGGGTAGGCGCTTTCGGCGTCTTCGCGGTAGTCGATCGGGTACTCCAGGTCATGCTCGTCCAGCGCCACATCCACACTCCCGATGTCGGCCGGGCTGATGCGGTTGGACTTGGCACGCAGGGCGCGCTCGGTGTTGTAGACCTTGAAGTGGTCTTTGCCGAAGATCGGGATCTTTCCGCCTTCCTTGTCCACCAGGACAAAGGGCATCAGCTGGTCGGCGACGAACTGTGCATTGGTGTAGCCCGTGGCCAGGCTGGTCAGGACCGGGTCAAAGATCCGAAGTTTGCTCAAACGACTCATGGTGGAGTGCTCCTGTGGTGAATCTGGGGGTTACTTGATGACGGCACGCGCGGCGGTTTGGTAGTCCACCTTGTGCTCGTTCATGTAGGCGCGGATGGCCCGGTGCTGCGCGAGGCGCTCGGGGTCGGCGGTCTCTGCGAACTGGGCGTCGTCATCGCCGGCGGCCTGGCCGCTAGCGGCGCGGGCCTTGGTAGCCGTCTCGCCAAACTCCACGGCGGCGGGCAGCGCGGCCAGCATGGCTTTGAAGCCATCGACCAGCGGGGCGCGGGCGTCGCCTTCGCCGAACTCCACGGCCACGGGTTGTTCGGCCAGGTGGTCCAGCGTGGCCACGGCCACATCGCGCCAGGCGGGCAGCACGCCGGCCAGGCCCTCGCAGAACGCCACGTTGGCGGCATGCGTGGCGGCGCGGGCGCTGGCCACTTGCGCGGCTTCCAGCGCGGCGATGCGCGCGTCTTTCTCGGCGGCTTGGGTGCGCAACAGCGCGGCTTCGGCTTCGGTCACTGTGGACTCCTGGGGTTGGGGTTCGGTAAATGCGGGGAGGGGGGCGGGGGTGGGTGCGGCGCTGGCGGCTTCGGCCTCAGCACGGGCCTTGTTGATCTCTTCCTGCGCGCCCAGCTCCAGCGCGCGCACGTCGTAGCCGGGCAGCACCTTGTCGGCTTCTTCGGGGCCGTATTTGCCCAAAATCCACTCGCGCAGGTTGCGCCACAGGCCGGCATTGGTCATGTCGTCCCACTCGCCGAACTCGACCACGCCCTCTTCGGTGTCGGAAAAGCTGGGGTTGCGCAGGCCCTTCACGGCCGGCGGCTGCGCGCCCAGAAAGCCGACGTGGCGCAGGTAGAACACGCCGGGCACCGGGTTGCCGGGTGCGTCCGGGCTGTAAAAAGCGGCGCTGATCTTTTTGAAGGCACCGGCCGCCACCATGTCGGCAAAGTCGGGGTTGACCTGGGCGGGCGTGGCGTCAATGCCGCCCTCGCTGTAGGCCAGGGTCTGCACCCAGCCGTAAGCGGGCAGGTCGGCCTTGGGGTGGCCGACGACCAGCGGGGCCTCATGCAATGCGGGGTTATAGGCGGCCACGGTGGCCTGCAGATCGGATTCGCTGAACGCGATCGCGTGACCGCTCATGGCGGTGTGGCGGCCGGGTTTGAAGATCTGCAGCGGCGTGCCCGGCTGGACGGCGGGGCTGGCGGCGCTGGCGGGAGTGGGCTTTGCTTGGGGCATGGCCCGTACTGTCGGGCCGGGGCCGCCGGGCGGCGATTTAAAACGCTTTAGGAATTTGCAGGTCTTTTGCCTGCCCTCGCGCGAGGGGGCGCGGCAATGGGTGGGGCCATTTTCCCGGCCCGGGGATATGGTCAAAGTGCGGGTCAGTCCAGGCCCGGCAGGCCCTGCTGGCGGGACAAGTACAACTCGCGCTGCCAGGCGTCCACGATCTGGCGCACGCGCATCTCGGTCAAATTGTATTTGCGGGCCAGCACTTTGTAGTCGCCCCGGAACTCGCGGCACATTTGCCGGTCGCGGGCGGACAGCGCCACCGTGACGCCCTTGGCCAGGTACAGCGACGCGCCGCCCATTTCGCTGCACAGGTATTGCAGCTGCACCAGCACGGCCTGGGCAAAGGCCTGCAGCATGGCCAGCCACTTGGCGTCTGGCGCGGGCTGGCCGGCGCGCGGGTCTTGAATCACCAGCGCCACAAACAGGCAGTTGGCCACGCCCTGCATGTCGGGCGTCAGGCCGTCAGGCAGCACGGCCTCCAGCACGGCCAGCTCGGCAGCGGTGACACGACGCTCAGCCACGGATCTGCACCCCCACGCGCCGGCACCACCGCTTGAGCGCCTCAATCACGCTGGTGATCTGCGCGTCGTTCAAAAAGCGCCAGTGCTCCACATGCGTCTGGCGCTTGGCGTAGGCGACCAGTGCGGCGTCGGTGTTGACGTGCACATGGCCGGCCTGGGCCAGCAGCGTCCAGAGCCGGCGGGCCTTGTGCCAGCGCTGGTCGTCCGGGTCATCGCCCGACCGCTGGGCGTGCGCCCGGTCTGGCTGGTAGGCCGGCTTGCCGCCCTGCGCCACCGCCTGGCGCGCCTGCAGGGTGCTGAGGTGTGCCAGGTACTTGCGGCGCTGCGGCGAGGTCATGGCGCCCGCGCTGGCCACACCGGTGACGGCCAGCTTCAGGGCAGAGGCGTCCTCGGCCGTCAGGCGCAGCGCCTTTTGCGCGATGTGGACGGCGGCCAGCTGCGCCTGGCGGGTGTCTTTGGTGGCCATTACAGAGCCCTCCGGTCGTGTGCCCGGGCCACGGCCGGGCGAATGATCCACACGTAGATGCCGATCAGGCTGCTGGCCGTGAAGCCCACCTGTTGCACCAGCATGGCCCAGTGCTGGTGCCCGTACGCAAAAACTAGCCAGCCTGCGTTGCTGCCCAGAAAGGCCACAAAGCCGAAGCCGGCAAAGCGGCCGTTGCACGCCAGCAGCAGCGTGCCGATCAGGCCGCAGGCGGCGGCGAAAAGTTCGGTGAAGGTCATGGTTGGCTCTTGGTCAAAAAAGGTCCGGTGTTGCGGACACCGGAAACCGGGCACCACCGCGCGGGCCCCTTGGCAGGGGAGGAGACACACAGCCGGGAAGGTGGCCCGGGCATGGCCGCGCGTGGCGCCAGCAGTAGTTGCGGGTATGACGCCCGGGGCACCCACTGCATGCCCCGCCAGCCTGACGCGCCCCCAAATGGCTGACTGCGCGTGTTGCATTCAGATTCCTTCGGGCGCTTTGGCGGCCACAGGCTCAAACTTGTCGCAGCGCCCCACCGGGGCCACCCAGAAGCCGCCCTTGATGCAGTTCAGCCGCCCGGTATCAGCTTGGGCCTGGGCATACGTGCAGACGCGGCACGACCGCCCGGTCAGGCTGATATTGAGGTAGCCCATGCGAGCCTTCTTGCGGTCGATGGGGGTGGTCATGCTGCAACTCCCTCGGAGAACACCACGCCGTCGCGGCTCTTGGACTTTCGGCACCAGGTCAGCCATGCAATCAATGCATCGCACTTGGCGACCTGACCTTCGGCCTCGGGAACGCCAGGCGCTAGCAACTGGCGCGCATTAGCACCCTTGCCGTGTCGTGCTACCCCCTCCAGTTTCGGCTTGAGCGCATACCTCGGCCCGCATGCGATCTCGATAGCGCCGCTCCCATCCGGTCCGTCAGCCGGCATTGCATCGCCAATCTCGATCAGGCCCGATGCCCAGCACCAGGCAACCTAAGGCGTGCAGTCGTAAAAGCTTGTGCAGCCGCAGCGCGGGCATACCAGGTCATCCACCTGAATTTCAGATCGAGAGCGACGGGGCCGGGGGCGCGAGATGCGCTCGGATTCACGGTGCTCGTTGCGGCAGCGCGTGCATTTCACGGGAATGTCCTGTTTCATTCCTCACCCCCAGCGCAAGCCAAAGACACGATCAGCCCACCCGTGCGCATCAGGTAGTTGTGCAGCTCCAGCGCTTGAGCGCGGTTGAACAGCACGCCGTCGTCGGTGACCTGTGCGCCCGTCACGAACAGCTCGCCGTCGTTGTACAGCGCGCAGACCAGGCCGTGCGGCACCGGGGCTGGTGCGGGTGCGGGCTTGCTGGCCACGTAGCCGCGGTCTGCGGGCGGCACGCCGTTGCCCAGGCTGTAGAAGCAGGCGCGGCCCTGACGGCGTTTGGTCAGCATGCCGTAACTGACGGGGATGGCCAGCGTGCCGGCGATGTTCTTGACATCCATCTTCAGCATTTCTGCCAGCTTGGCGCTACTCAGCTCCACTGTCGGGTTGGCGCAGAAGTACTGCACCGCGATGTCTGGCGCAGTGCCCTGCTCAGGCACGTAGGCATGGCCGGTGGTCATGCCACCTCCGCCTGGGCCTCGAAGGGCACCACGATGAAGTCTTCCACGCCGGTCACGATGCTGATACCGGCAATGCCGCGCACGGCGTCGGGCTCGTTCAGCATCGCCTCTTTGTTGGGCTCGTTCTTCACGCGCACAAAGCGGCCCAGGCCCATGCGCAGCAGGGTGTCCAGCACGGTATCTGCACCGCGAATGCTGACGCTGGGGGGGCGGATGCGCCACGACACCTCGCCGGTCACGAAATTGACCGTCTTGCCCAGCTTGTCACCCTCGCCGCACAGGTCCACTCGGTGGGCCTCGCACCAGGCTTGCACGCCGCCCTGCAGGGCTTCAATGCGGGCCGTGAGTTCTGACAGAGCGGGCTGGTGCGCCTGCGTGATTGCGGCGATTTCATCGTTCATGGCGGCGCGGTAGCGCTCAAACGCGCGCTGCATATCGCCGATCTTGCGGATGGTGGCGGCGCAGTCGTCGCGGCTCTGCGGTACGGCGGCGATCGTCTTGCTCTTGATTCGGGTTGCCATTTGGAAAGATCCTTT